GGGTATGACGTTTAGCTTCATACATCCCCCTCGGGAGTGAGTGAGTAACCAAGCCCGGTTAGTTTAAAGTTGCCCGTGAAATCAATAACGGCCTTATGCCACCTGGCACTGTGCAATACGTCAAACCTACCATCTGAAATAGACGATGTATCTGCAATTGCAAATGCATCGCCCGAGTTCATTTTTGAAGATGTTTCGGCAACCGCAGTAAGCGGCGCAAGGCCTGCAAAACGGGGGCGCACTTTGGAAAGCAGCGACACCACATCATCATCACCAATATCGCCCGTTGTGATGCTTGAGCTTCCCGTATCGCCCGCCAATACTTGCAACTGGTGCGAATTGTTGAAAACGCTTAACAAGCGCCCGCCGGATTGCCAATACTGACTGTCAAAACTAATATCGGTGAATGCGGCAATCGTTGAGTGAACGCTTGACATTGTGTCGATAGTGATGCCAGCAGCTACATAATGCATAGCTGTTTCAATGGCAATATCAACCAAACCCCACTGCTCGGTCTTTACGTGGAAAATCAGCGCCTTATTGATAGACGCCGATGACCCATGGCAAAAGAAAATCCAGACAATACTGACCTGTGCATCAAAAAAACATTTTGTTTTGTACCGAGTGCTCGGTGTGCTGTTGTCGTAAAACCAGCGGGTGACAATGCCATCCCCAACGGGAACGGGGCGGGAACCGTCAAACCGCCAGAACCGATCTTGCCCCACAATGAAATGGTAGGAGCCGATGGCGCACCAAGCCTCTTGTCCTACGCATCCGGCTTCACCACCTGGCACTTGCAACCAATCCCAAACGGCAGGGGCGCCGATAAATTGACCGACATAAATAGCCCGCTCTTTGTAGGCAACGGCATATTCCCCGAGCTTCCCGCCTGCAATGATTTTCCCGGGCGCTGAAACAAGCCTGCCAGTTGTTGCAAGGGTTGCGACGCTCGGAGTCCAAAGGGTATCATCACTTGCGGCGCTGCACCACCACCGATCAGGCGATGTGCCGTAAGTGCCGTCTACCGTGTTCAGCGCCATGACAAAAGCGCCAATTGAGAAAATAATCTTTGCCTTTGGTGCGGTTGCTATCGGCGCGAATATGCCAGAGCCGGGGCTTCTCTGGATCGTGTCCGACAAATCAGCGGCTAGCGTAGAGTCGCCAAACTGCGCGAATGACCAAACCGTATCAACGCCGCCTGTATAACTGCCCGTTGAAACATCAACCCAAGCGCCTGCCGACAGTTCATATAGCTTGGTTGTTGTCCCGGCAAAGGTACGGCGAGAATCATCTAGCTTGCTAATTGTTGCCGCGCCCAGGCAGGTATTCGCAAGGGCGGGGGTTGACAGCGGGGTAATGGCCGTAGGTGCCCCGCGTACCCCATACTCATAGGGAACTATATTTTTGACGCTAGTAAGCACCCCAGCCGTCGTGGGGTCAGCATCAGGGGCAAAACCAATCAGTTTGTCCATGCGCGGCGCGGTTTAATTTGCAGAGACCCGGTAGTGGGTTGCCCACGTCTTTCGGCGTATCGACGCACCCCATCTAAAAGGCCAGATACAAGGCCAGATAACCGATCAATTTCGGGTTGATTCCTGACGTGTCTGGCCCCTTCAACACATGAGGCATAGAAGTACAGGTCATACGCATTGGCAAGAATCCAGTTCGTTGGGGCTGAGTCCGACAGCGCAACGATCAACGGGGTGTAAAAGAGCGTGTACGCTTGACCATCGCCAGCGCCATAAATCCGCAATTGATCGTTTTCAAATGAGTAATACCCTGGCTGCACTTGCCCCGTAAAGTCTATTGGGGTCGCGGAATAGTCCAGCGAATAGGTTGTGCTTCCAACCGTCACCATGATGCGGGACACAGCACCGAAATCATCCGGCAATGCCGCATACCCGCCCGTGGTTGTACCGCTCACCGATAACTGCAACTCTTTGACGTTGTTCAGTTCCCGAAAAAGAACGGCCTCGGCCAATTGCACAAAGCCCGGAACCTTTGCCACCATATCGGAGCGGTGCATATAGGTCTCGACCGCTGTTTTTAGGGTTGCGTATGTCATTTCAAGAATTTGTCAAACGTGACAAACTTTGGGTTATCGCGCAGCCACACCAAAATCTGGTGTTTCCGCTCCTCGGCAGACTTGTATTGCTCGCCAATACGGGCCAATTCAGCCATAGGGATAGTGCCAACGTGGTGCCCATCGCCCCACCTGTCCCCGGCGCTGGCAACTCGCCGCGCATGAGCCTCTTCTAGAAGAGGCTCGGCGTCATACGTCAGTTTTTCAACAACATGATCGCCCTCCAAAATGATGGCTTTATGCACGCCATAGGCGTTAAAACCATCGTTGATAGTGACGCTTGCGTCCAGCTCCATTTAAATATCCTCCACCGGGGAAACTTGCAACACGCCCGCCGCCGTTACTTGCAAACCGGCAATGTTGTTGCGACCAAGGGTCGCCATAACAACGGCATCACCGGGCTGCACAAGCATGTCGGTTGCGACTGCCGTTTGCGCGCCAGCGCCTACCCGAACATACGCCGCCGCCGTGCAGGCAATGCGGATATGGCGAGGGATAACGCCTGAGCTATCAACCGGGATTGCGCTATTGACTGACGCAACGCCTGTAGCGATATTGACGCCTGTTTGTATGATCTGAAGTGCCATGGTTGCTCCTAAATTTGGGCGGGTATTTCACCCGCAACCGTAAGGGCGGTGCCCACACCATTAAGGCGTCAAGTTGGTGATTTTTGCCTGCGCGGTAGGTGCGCGGACAGACAGCGCGCAGTCTGCGGTGATCAAAATCCGCTCACTATCTCCGGTTTTTGCCAAGTCAGACTCCACAAAGCCGTCCAGGAAGGCCAGGTCAAGGTAGTCCGTATTCAGCACGTAGGCCGTATCCGAAGCGGCCAGCAGGTAGTGAGGAACGACCGACAGAGAGCCGAAGTCCGACATATAGATATCGGCACCAGCCACCACAGCGCCCTGCGCATTGCCTTTTTTCACATCCACGCGGTTTTGCGCAATGCCACCGAAGGCAGAGAACAACACTTTATGCGCGGGTGAAAGCACCAGCATTTCCGCAAATTGCCCGGAGGTCGTGTAGACGTTCTGACAAGCGGTATCCAAAAGCGCCTTGGTAAAGGTGCGGTTGGTGCCAGCGGTGATGGCTGCGGTAGGAGCGCCGGATGTCCATGCTGGGGTTGCACCCGCGCCGTTATGCAGAGGGTTGGACACGCATTGAACACCGAGACCACCAGATTGACCAGCCACAGCCGTGGTGGCCGCAATGGCAACTTGGGTTGGTGACAAAACCATCGCTTCAATATCGCGCTTCAATTCCAGCATTTTCTTGCCACGGAGATATTTCATCTCCATTGCGCGGCCTGCCTTTTTGACGATATTTGCGCGACGGGAAACGCCAATTGCACCGTTAAAGACTTGCAGGTGATTGCCGATGCGGTTGGTAGGCGTTTGGGCTAGCAACGTCGCATCATCACCGTCAATCATTTTATTGGCCGGGTTGGCAGCGGCCAAAGCGTCAGTCTGCCACTCGTGAAAGTCAGTTGCTGCAGTTACACGACCCATTTTTGACGTGATAGGCGTCTCAGTGGGCGAGGTGTTGAAGATTTTGTCAATCAGGTCTTCACGGTTACCCTTGAGGGTAGCCTTCTGATATAGGTTGGTTGGGACGGCCATTTAAGACTCCATTAATTAAGGTACGCGGCCAAATCGGCCAATTTCGCCCGCCCGGAACTAAACTTCTGGGCGAGCTCACGTTGTTTCTGCGCTGGCGGTGGCGCTGTAGGCAACTTGGTTGCCGCTGCGGCTTTTTTGGTGACTTCGCCCTTTTTGGACAAAAGCTCCTGATATGCCGTTGCATCCTTCATCATGCGGACAATGCGCGGGTCTAAAACTTCGCTCAATTCCTGCGCTGTAAAGCCATATTTGGCGTTCACATCGGTGTAAATCTTTACGAGCTTCGGTCGGTCAATTCCCTCTTTCGCCAGTTGGCTAAGTGACAATTGCGTCAGCCGCTGTTCACGCTCAAGTTTTTGATGCTCCCGCACTTGTTCCGCTTTCGTCTTTTCGCCGTTGGCTTGTTGCTCAAGCTGGCTCAAGATGTTGATGACGGTTTGTTTGCGCTGGTTTTCTTGCACCCAGGCGGCAGGATCGGTAGCGGCGAGTTGCGCCATTTCCTGATCACTGCGGATTCCGGCGACCTGCGCAATCAAATCTCGCGCCAGCTCGATTTGTTTGACAGACTCTTGCCGTACTTCCTGGTATTTGGTTGCAAAGAGCTCGACCGCCTCGTTCTCGCGCTGCGCTAGTGCCTGCGTTTTGCGGGTGTAATCCGCTTGCCGCTGGTAGCCCGCCACAAGTTCGGTTTCGGGGACTTCTTG